ACAACTACCAGCTGGAGTAGAAATTACAGCAGTAGCAGTAGCATAATCATGAAATCAACAGGTTTAGGAGACGATATAGAAAAGTTTACTAAAGCTACTGGTATCAAAAAAGTAGTAGACACAGTTAGCAAGGGACTTAATATCCCTTGCGGCTGCGCTGCTAGAAAAGGAGCATTAAACAAAATATTTCCTTATAAAAAATAATATGGCTTTTAAATTAACTAATCCTCCATATAATATGGATAGTACTCCAGTTTATCATGTAGACATGGAAGACGGTGTAATGGGTAAAGCTAATAATAATGGTACGATTATTATAAATAAAAACGTTAAGCCAGAAGACGAGCAAGACGTAGTAAATCACGAAATGGTGCACATAGATCAAATGCGTAGAGGTGATTTAGATTATGATGATAATTATGTATATTGGAAAGGTAAAAAATATTCTAGAGCGACAATGAAAGAAGGAGCTAAGAATTTACCTTGGGAAGCAGAAGCATATAGAAAATCATGAGTAAAAAGAAATTTAAAGATACAACTGTTGGTCAGCTATTGTTTGGCGCGGCATCTGTAATTAATCCTACATTAGGTAGTGTATTACAGGGTGTTGCCTCTCCAAAAGAAGCTATCGAAGCTATTACTAAATCTGATGCTCCTGCAGAGGATAAAGTAAAACTACAACAAATAATATACGATCAACAAAATAAAGAAATACAAGCTATCACTTCAAGATGGCAATCTGATTCCATGTCTGATTCATGGATGTCTAAAAACGTACGACCATTAGTATTAGTATGGTGTATAATAGTTTTTTCATTTGCTGGAATATTAGACAGTGTTGAAAGTATACCATTTACAATACATGATAACTGGAACTCAACTTTTGAGAATGTCATGATGGCGGTCGTTTTAGCCTATTTCGGAGGACGCACGACTGAAAAAGCAAGTAATATATTTAAGAATAATAAAAATTAAAATGAACAATATGTCAAAAAATCAACCAATAAGTTCGGTAGATGTAATACCAAGTGACACTATAAATATACCTGAACCAGGTAGTTATTTAAGTGGAGCTAGTAGCACAAATAATCTTACGCTAACAACTGCTGGTGCTAAGTTTGTAGACGGTACTTCTTCAGTTGGTAAATATCAAGTAGTTGCTGGTGGAGACGTTGTAATAGCTGGTACTGAAATGGCACTTATAACATCTGTAACAGGTAATACAACATTAACATTAGCAGCGCCTGGTATAACAGCAGCTGCGCCTTACAATTATAAAATATATAGAGGTAATGGTGGTATTCCTGGTACTAATGAAGGTAATAGTGGTTATAGCTTATACGTAGGTGGTACAGGTGATGTAACTGCAATAACTCAGCAAGGTGAAGAAATAGTAATGAAAAACATTGGTAACGCTTCATTTATACCTCAACAAGTTATTAGAGTAAAAGCAGCTGGTACTACAGCATCGGATATAAAAGCACTTTCATAACATGTCTACTATATTAGAGAACGCGATAGCGGTAGGAGCTCTTCCTATTGATCCAGGTTCTGGTAGTTCACCTAGTGTTGACTTTATTCTAGGTGAAAACGGAATAGACTTTCTTATAGGAGAAAACACAAGTCCTTCACTTAAATTCATGATCAAAAATCCATAATCCATGGCAAATATAAAATTCTCAGATTTTACAGTCGGTAATACCGAAGGAGATATAGACTTTGTAGTAGGCTACAAGGGAGCTAATAATATTCAAATATCCCCAACTAATTTACTTGCTAGCGCACTAGGTAATTACTTACCACTCGCTGGTGGTAGAATGACTGGAAATGTTATTTTTAATGACAATGTACAAGGACTATTTGGTACAGGTTCAGATCTTAAAGTATTTCACGACGGGTCGGCTTCTTCTATAGATAACTATACTGGATCTTTAAATATTAGAGAGTTTGCCGCAGACGGAGATATTATATTTTCTGCTGATAACGGTTCTGGTGGAGGAAATATTACTGAATATTTTAGACTAGATGGTGGAGCTGTTAAAACAATAGCTAGTAAAAACTTTGCGTTTTTAGATAGTATAAAAGCTGAATTTGGAGATTCAGGGGATTTACAAATATATCATAATGCTACAAATTCACTTATTGAAAATAGCACTGGGCATTTGTATATTAAAAATAGTGGAGTTGATAAAGATATAATATTTGAGGGTGACAATGGAAGTGGTGGTGTTACTGAATATTTTAAATTAGATGGTAGTGATGTAGAAACTGTATTTAGTATAAGAGCAAAGTTTATAGATAATACTAGGTTAAATATTGGTAGTTCTAGAGATCTAGTTCTTTTTCATAACGGTACAGATTCATTTATTATAAATGAAACAGGTAATTTAAAAATTACGCAAGGTGCTGATAATGCAGATATAATATTCGAGTGTGATAATGGCTCAGGTGGAACAGAAACATATTTCTTTTTAGATGGTAGTGCAAGTTCTGGCAATCCTTTTACTGTTTTTCCTGATAATGCCGAATTAGCTTTTGGTGATGGTAGAGATTTTAGAATTAAACATACTGGATCTACCTATCTTAGTAATGCAGTTGGTGATTTGTATTTTAGGCAACAAGCTGACGATAGTGACATGATTTTTCAATGTGATGATGGTTCTGGTGGAGTAACTGAATATTTTAAATTAGATGGCTCTAGAGCTAGTGGCGCTTATACATATACAATAAGACCTGATGGAGGGGTAATTACTTTTGGTGATGGTTTAGATTTAAGGTTATGGCATGATCCTAATACAGGCTTAAGTTATATGAGAAGCTATAACAACAATTTGTATATAGAAGCTATAACTGCAGATACAGATATTTTATTTAGAGCTGACAATGGATCTGGTGGAGTTGAAAACTATATACAAATTGACGGTAGTGAGGGAAGAACAACATTTAATAAAACTATAAGATTAAATGATGCTATAGCTGCGCAATTTGGTGGAAGTAATGGTATGCAGATATATCATAACAACTCAAATTCAGTAATACAAAATATTACAGGTAATCTAACAATAAGAAATGATGCAAATGATAAAGATATTGAATTTGCGTGTGATGATGGTGCTGGTGGTGTAACTACATATTTAACTTTAGATGGTAGTTTAGGTTTTACTACAGCACAAAAACAAATAGCATTTCAAGATAATGTAAAAGCTACTTTTGGACAAGGAGATGATTTACAAATATATCACTCGGGAGCTAGTTCTTCTATAAGAAACCAAACAGGTGATTTATATATACAAAACTTTGCTGATGATTCTGATATCGTCTTTCAAAGTGATGATGGAAGTGGTGGAGTAACTACTTACTTATTTTTAGATGGTAGTAACACAAGGATGCAGTTTAATACTGATTTTATTACTGGCGACAACAATAAATTAGTTTTTGGAAATAGTGGAGATTTAGAAATATATCACGATGGTAGCCATAGTTATATACAAGAAACTGGAACAGGTGTTTTAAAAATTTTAGGTTCAGGTGTTACAATACAAAATGCTGCAGGATCTGAAAATATGGCGGTTTTTACAGAAAATGATACTGTTATTCTATATAATAATGGTGTAGAAAAACTTAGGACAATTGGATCAGGTATTAAAATTTCAGGTGTATCAGAATACGCGGATAATACAGCAGCTATCGCAGGAGGATTAACAACAGGAGATGTTTATAGAACAGGAGATTTATTAAAAATAGTACACTAAGAAATGGCAAATATAAAGTTTTCACAATTTACAGAAAAAACAACGCTAGGAACAGTAGATTTTTTAGTAGGATATACAGGTGCTGAAAATGTACAAATATCTCCAACAAACTTATTATCTACTTTTGTATCAGGTGGTGGTACTAATGGACAAGTAGCATACTTTGATCCATCAAACAATTTAGCAGGAGAAAATGATTTTTTCTGGGATTATACAAACAATAGATTAGGTATTGGTACTATTACTCCAAGCGCTAAACTGCACGTAGTTTCTAGCACTGCTCAACAGTTATATTTATCAAGAACAGGTGCTATATCAGGCACATATAGACTTGCTGTAGCTGGTCTTACTAATAATTTTTATATTACAGATATTGCTCAAGGTCAAAATAGATTTATGATTAGTGCTTCTGGTAATATTGGTATTGGAACTGATAGTCCTGTTTCTAAATTAGACGTAATAGGTGGTGTAACAGCTCAAGGAACACTTATTGCAACTGGTATATCACAACTTGGATCTGGTGGTTCTAATGTATATTTAACATCTTCTAGTGCAGGTAATGTAGGTATTGGAACGAGTAGTCCCAGTAGCAAGCTTACAATATCTGGTACAAATAACGCTACATCAGAAATAACACTTATAAACACTAATCCATCTACAGATAACGATTGGTCTATTACGCCTTATTATAATGACCAAAGTTTAAGATTTAGAACTAATGGTGCTGCTACTACAGTTATGACATTAAAGGACAATGGTAATGTAGGTATTGGAACTACAAGTCCTAGTTATAAATTACACACAAAAGGCACAGTAAATGGTAATGTAAATATAGCTGTTGAAAATGATAGCACAGGAGTTGATGCTTATTCTTCATATCGCTTTAAAAACGACTCTATTGATACAGCGGTAATGTTTTTAACTGGAAGTAATAATACAAATTATGCTGGTGCTAGTTCATTAAACATGTATCAAGGTACTAATTTACCTTTAGGTTTTGTTACCAATAATACACTAAGAATGATTGTGACTGGTGATGGCAACGTAGGTATCGGAACTACTAGTCCAAGTAGTAAACTAGAAGTTGACGGTGTGGTTGCTTGTGGTGGGAAGTATACGTTTGTAGGCGACACAGATACTAGTATTGATAGGCCAACAGCAAATACAATTAGGTTTACAACTACAGGTACAGAAAGAATGCGTATCGATGCAGGTGGTAATGTAGGTATTGGAACTACTAGTCCTAGCGCAGGAGCTAAATTAGAAGTTATAGGTAAAGGTGATCAGTTGGGATCCACTGGGTTTTATGTAAACTCTAGTTTTAAAGACGATAACAATGTAGGTGTATTTATTTGTCACGATGACACTGTAAATAATACTGGAGCAATTGCGGGTATTAATCAACTATCATTTATTACATACGGATCTTCTTGGGGAGAAAGAATGAAGATTACTGGATCAGGTAACGTAGGTATTGGATCTACTAGTCCTACTTCAAAATTAACAGTTGCTGTTGGAGATATAGAAACATCGGGAGTAGGATATGGTATTATTTTAAAATCACCTGATGGGACAAGATATAAAGTAACAGTAGCTAATGGAGGTACATTATCAGTATCTGCAGTATAGTAAAAACATAATAATAGGTGTAACTATTTAATAAAGAAACATATTAACAAATTAAATTAAATTTCAAATGGCAAAAATTAAAGAAGAACAGTTAAAAGTAGTAACTGAACAACAACAAAAATTAACAACCGTATTAAGTCAAATGGGTGTATTAGAAATCCAAAAACTTAATTTAGCTCAAGAAGTAAAAAACTTGGAAGGTGAAATAGAAAAAACTAAGAAAGAACTCGAAGAAGAGTATGGTAAAGTTAGCATTAATTTGTCTGACGGAACATACGAGCCTATTAAGGACGAGCAGGAGGATGCATAGTAATATAAGAAAGATCAGTATTGGATCTGACTATAAAAATGACGCCATGCATTACGCTGTTGGTCAGCAAGTGTATGGCGGTCATGAAATATCGCATATACTGTTTGAAACTTCTGACAGTTCTTATAATATTTATATAAGAAAAAACGATGAGGTATTACCATGGAAGAAATTTAATTCTAACATGTCAATATCTGTTGAGTACGATTTAGAGTATTAATGAGAAGTTTATATGACTTTATTGTAAAACCAATTGGTGATAGATACAATAATGAAATACAAGTTGATGGTAAAAAACTTGTAGTTAATACTAAGATTGAATCTTGGAAGTTTGTAAATAGATTAGCAGAAGTAATTGAAACACCAGTTGCTTTTAAAACTAATATAAAAAAAGGTGACACCTTAGTTATACATCAAAATGTTTTTAGAACGTTTTATGATATGAGAGGTGAAAAGAAACAAAGTAGATCTTTTTTTAAGAAAGGTTTATATTTTGTTAGTTTAGATCAAATCTATTTATATAATAATAACGATGGTTGGCATAGTTTTGGTGATCGTTGTTTTATTCAACCTATAAAAGACAAAAGTTCTCTAACAGTTGATAAAGAACAAAAGCTTAAAGGTATATTAAAATATGGTAATAGCTCGTTAGAAGCGCTAGAAATACACCAGGGAGATGTAGTTGGGTATACACCTAATGGTGAATGGGAGTTTTTAGTAGATAAAGAGCGATTATACTGTATGAAATCTAATGATATTGTAATTAAATATGAACACCAAGGAGACGAAGAAAAATATAATCCAAGCTGGGCAAGTAGCGGTCAAGGAATTAATTAAGGTTGCTAAAGAACCTATTGTAGATTCTGATGATGATATATCCGCGGATAGATTAAAAAACGCTGCTGCTACAAAAAAGCTAGCTATATTCGATGCGTTTGAAATACTTAATCGTATTGAAGAAGAAAAGAATATGTTAGAAGATAAACCTAAAGAAAATAAAAAGCAAACTAATTTTAAAGGTTTTGCTGAAGGAAGATCTAGGTAATGTACGAGCAGAATTTATATAAAATATTAGATGATTATATAACTCCTAAAACTATTAAGAAATATAATAGATTAAAAAAATGGGAGTATGGTTACAATGAACAACACGATATGGTTGTCATTAGCAAAGATGGTACTATAGGTGATGTTTATGAAATACAAAATCTTAAAATAGCTTTACCAAAAGCTAAGAATATTCATAAGTTTGAAAACAACAAATGGAATAAAACTGAATATCCTAAGTCACTTAGTAAAATAAAAACAGTTTTTGATTGGAAGCAATATCCACAAGACTTTAAAGAAAAATGGTATGACTACATCGATAATGAGTTTACCCGTAGGGAGGAAGGTTTTTGGTTTTATAACAAGAACTTTGCTACTTATCTTACTGGTACTCACTACATGTACTTGCAGTGGTCTAAAATTGATGTCGGGGCACCAGACTTTCGGGAGTCAAATAGATTATTCTTCATTTTCTGGGAAGCTTGTAAAGCAGATATACGATCCTATGGAATGTGTTACCTTAAGAACAGGCGTTCTGGGTTTTCATTCATGGCATCGGGAGAGGTGGTTAACTTGGCAACTATATCCAGCGACTCACGATATGGTATTTTATCAAAGTCTGGGCCTGATGCCAAGAAGATGTTTACCGATAAGGTGGTACCCATATCAGTTAACTATCCCTTCTTTTTCAAACCGACCCAGGACGGAATGGACCGTCCAAAGACCGAACTTGCCTACCGTGTCCCCGCAAGTAAGTTCACCCGTCGTAAGCTCACCGCCTCCGCCGCCGACGAAACCGCCGCGGATGAATTACAGGGACTTGACACGACCATCGACTGGAAGAATACCGGTGACAACTCCTACGATGGGGAGAAACTCAAACTCCTCGTACATGATGAATCGGGCAAGTGGGAGAAGCCGAACAACATCCTCAACAACTGGCGTGTTACGAAAACCACCCTCAGGTTAGGTAGTAGAGTTATTGGTAAGTGTATGATGGGATCAACATCAAACGCGTTAGATAAAGGAGGTAGAAACTTTAAAAAATTATATGATGACTCAGACGTCACTAAGAGAAACAGCAATGGACAGACTCGCTCAGGACTATATAGTTTGTTCATACCTATGGAATGGAACTACGAAGGATACATTGATTCTTATGGCTTACCTGTATTCGATACGCCAAAAAAATCCGTTACAGGACCTGATGGAGGAAAAATAAAACTAGGTGTAATAGAGTATTGGAATAATGAAGTTGAAGGTTTAAAAGATGACCAAGATGGTTTAAATGAATTTTATAGACAGTTTCCTCGTACAACTAAACATGCTTTTAGAGATGAATCAAAACAATCTTTATTTAATCTAGGTAAAATTTATGAACAAATAGATTTTAATGAAGATTTAAAAAATAGTATAGGGGTTACAAAAGGTAGTTTTCAGTGGGAAAACGGAGAGCAAGATACTAAAGTAATATTTATTCCAAATAGACAAGGTAGATTTTTAATTTCTTGGATACCTGATATTCAAGTTCAAAATAGAAGATATATTAAAAATGGAGTAAATTACCCAGGTAATGAACATATGGGTGCTTTTGGTTGTGACCCTTACGATATATCAGGAACTGTGGATAAAAGAGGATCAAATGGATCTTTACATGGTTTAACAAAGTTTAGTATGGAGAATGCTCCACCTAATCATTTCTTTTTAGAATATATAGCTAGACCACAGACAGCAGAGATATTTTTTGAAGATGTACTTATGGCTTGCGTATTTTATGGTATGCCAATACTTGCAGAGAACAACAAACCTAGATTACTTTATTATTTTAAACGTAGAGGTTATAGAGGTTACGCAATGAATAGACCTGATAAAAAAAGAAATAAATTATCTGTAACAGAAAGAGAGATAGGTGGAATACCTAATTCTAGTGAAGATATAAAACAAGCTCACGCAGCTGCTATTGAAACATATATAGAACATTATGTTGGTTTAAAAGAAACTGGATATGGTGATATGTATTTTCAAAGAACACTAGAAGACTGGGCAAAATTTAATATAAACAACAGAACAACACATGATGCTTCTATTAGTTCAGGTTTAGCTTTAATGGCTTGCAATAAACATAGATATGCGCCAAACGTTAAACGAACAATAAAACCTGTTGATTTAGGTATAAAAAGATACAACAACAAAGGAACGACATCAAAAATTATAAGTTAAATGAATATATATAGTAATACTAATAGTCCTTTTCCAAGCCAGGTAGTGAGCGATGCAGAGAAAGCTAGTTTAGAGTATGGAACGCAAGTTGCTCAAGCTATTGAACAAGAGTGGTTTTCACAAGGTAGGACTAGTGGTAATAGATACTTAACTAACTGGAATAATTTTCATCAGTTAAGATTATATGCTAGAGGTGAGCAGTCAATACAAAAGTATAAAGATGAATTAGCTATAAATGGTGATTTATCTTATTTAAACTTAGACTGGAAACCTGTACCTATATTATCTAAATTTGTTGACATAGTTGTAAATGGTATATCTTCTAAAACTTATGATATAAAAGCTTATGCTCAAGATCCTAGTTCTATAAAGAAAAGAACTGAGTATGCTTCAAAAATTTATGAAGACATGTTATCTCAAGAATATTTAGATAACTTAAAACAAACTTTAGGTATTGATTTATATCAAACACCTAGCACAACAGTTGTACCAGAAACACCAGAAGAACTAGAGTTACACATGCAACTATCATACAAGCAAAGTGTAGAAATAGCAGAAGAAGAAGCTATATCATCTGTACTTGCTCAAAATAAATATGATTTAGTTAAGCGTAGATTAAATATGGATTTAACAGTTTGCGGTATTGCAGCTGCTAAAACTAATTTTAATACAGCTGAAGGTATTACTGTAGATTACGTAGATCCAGCTTATATGGTTTATTCTTATACAGAGGATCCAAACTTTGAAGATATATATTACGTTGGTGAATTAAAAGCCATTACAATACCAGAACTTAAAAAAGAGTTTCCAGGTATAACTGAAGAAGAATTAAAAAGAATACAGGCAATGCCTGGTAATAGATCTTATATTACAGGTTGGGGTGATTATGATGCTAATACAGTACAGGTTTTATATTTTGATTATAAAACATATCACAACCAAGTATTTAAAATAAAGCAAACAGATCAAGGATTAATGAAAGCTATTGAAAAGCCAGACACATTTAATCCACCAGAAAACGATAACTTTGAAAGAGTGTCAAGATCTATAGAGGTTTTATATAGTGGTGCTAAAGTATTAGGAACTAATACAATGTTAAAATGGGAGCTAGCTGAAAACATGTCTAGACCGTTAGCTGATACCACTAAAGTAAAAATGAATTATGCTATTTGCGCACCTAGAATTTACAAAGGTAGAATAGAATCTATTGTTAGTAAATGTGTAGGTTTTGCAGATATGATTCAATTAACGCATTTAAAACTACAGCAAGTAATATCACGTGTAGTTCCAGATGGTGTGTATTTAGATATGGACGGACTTGCTGAGGTTGATCTTGGTAACGGTACAAATTATAATCCAGCAGAAGCGTTAAATATGTATTTCCAAACTGGTAGTATTGTTGGTAGATCTCTTACACAAGAAGGTGATATGAATCCTGGTAAAGTACCAATACAAGAATTACAATCAGGTAGTGGTCAAGCTAAGATACAAGCATTAATAAGTACATATCAGTACTATTTACAAATGATACGTGATGTGACAGGGTTAAATGAAGCTAGAGATGGTAGTTTACCTGATCGTAACACGCTTGTAGGATTACAGAAGTTAGCCGCTAACGCATCTAATGTGGCTACAAGACATATTGTACAATCTAGTTTATTTTTAACTCTTAAACTAGCAGAAAATATTAGCTTAAAAGTAGCTGATGCATTGGAGTTTCCGCTTACAAAAGCTGCTTTACAAAACTCTATATCAACTTTTAATATTAAAACATTACAAGAAATTGTTAATTTAAACTTACATGATTTTGGTATATTCTTAGAATTAGAACCAGATGAAGAAGAAAAACAACAATTAGAAGCAAATATACAAATAGCTTTACAAGCTAAAAATATTGATGTTGAAGATGCTATTGATTTAAGACAAATTAAAAATCTTAAGTTAGCTAATCAAATGTTAAAAGTAAAACGTAAGCAAAAAGCTAAACAAGATCAAGCTAACCAACAAGCTAATATACAAGCTCAAGCAGCAGCGCAAGCAGAAACTGCAGAGAAAACAGCTATGGCAGAAGTACAAAAACAACAGGCTATATCTGGTGCTAATGTAGAATATGAAAAAGCTAAGAGTGAATTTGAAAAAGATCGTATGCAATTGCAAGCTCAGCTAGATCAACAAAAAATGATGCAACAACATCAAAATGATATGGAGCTTAAAAAACTAGAAGAGCAAGGTATCAATAAAAGAGAACAACAAAGAGAAAATCGTAAAGACGATAGAATAAAAATAGAAGGAACACAACAAAGTGAAATGATTCAACAAAGAAAAACAGATGGTCTTCCTATAAATTTTAAAGAAAAAGATATGACAGGCTTACTGCCTTCTATCTAATTTTATTAATTATTTAATTATATTATATTATGTCAGAAGTAAAAACAAATGAACCTGTTAAACAGGAAGGTGACTTTAAAATAAAGTCAAAACCAAAAAAACCAAAACAATTAGGTAACAAAGAACAAGAAATAACAAAGGTTAATTTAAAAGAACCGTTAGTAGATGTAGAGCCTAATATAACAAAGGTTGAAATTAAAAAAGAAGAAGTAAAACAAGAAGACGATGCCATTCAAATCGGAGAAACAAAGGAGGTACCTGTGGGCGAACCATCCGGAGATAGCGCAGAGGTGGGAGAACCTGTACAAGAGTCCAACGAGACTACTGAAGGGTTTTCTCCGATCCAAGAAGTAACTGAAGCAGAAGTTAAAGAAGTTGAAGCAGAAGTTAAAGAAGCTATTAGAGATGAAAAAGTACTTGGTAAGCAATTACCTGAAAATGTAGAAAAACTAGTTTCATTTATGGAAGAAACTGGAGGTACTGTAGAAGATTATGTTAGGTTAAACGCTGACTACTCTAATGTAGATGAGAAAGCATTGTTGAAAGAATATTACAGAAAAAATAAACCTCATTTAGATTCTGAAGATGTAAATCTTATTTTAGAAGATTTTGCATGGGATTCAGAAGTTGATGAGGAAAGAGATA